TTGAATCCGTCACGGTCAGGCGTCGTCGCCCGCATGGCCGTGTTCGACAGGTGGAACGTCAGCCGCTTCGACTCAAGGTTGATGCCGCACCGCCGCGCCAGTTCACGCTGCTCTGGGGTGACCTCGGCCGTTGGGGCGCCGGCCGTCATCCACGCCCGGAGGGCTTCGCCGCGGTCGTAATCGGTGACCTTGCCGCCTGGGCGATAGCCGGTGCCATTGCCCTGGCTGCGCTGCTCGGTCGGATTCGGATCGCTCTGACGCCCTGTGCTTGCGCTCAGACTCTTTTCAGTCGCGTCCTGCCGCGCCAACATTTCGACTTGCTTGTTGATTTTCTCGATGTCGGCGTGAATGGCGTCGAACTTGGCCTCGTCGTCCGACCGGACGCCTTCGTCGCCGATCAGGGCTTTCGCCTGTTCCGCGAGTTCGCCCTTTTTCTGGAGGAATTCTTGAATCGTCATCAGCCTGTTCCTTTGCTCGCCTGAACAGGCCGCGTACAAACGACAAAGAGCGCAGCCAACAGGCGATACGCTCAAGTGATTGAGAGTTCGCCGGTCGGGTGCGCTCTAGGTAGCCGGAGTGCCCCGTGCCTTTGTCACCAACTGCGATGGGTCAGGTAGCCGACCCACAGCGCAGTGGCTCAAATCATGTGCCGTCAGACTAACAGGAAACCGCGTTACCGTCTACGCTTTTCTCTGTGCCAATCCCGACGCCGCCAGTTCCTCCCGAATCCTCGTCCGGCCTTCTTGCACGCATTGCGCATAGAGCGCCGCGTAGTCCTGGCTTCGCGTCAGTTCGCAGGCGCGCTGTTGATCGGCGCTTTGGCCGACCCAGTTATGGCTCAGACGCACCTGCGGTAGTTGCATCGCTCGCCCGAACGGCATCAGGACATCCCGTAACCAGAGATCCGGATACACGAGCCGTTCATCAAACACCCCGCCGAGCAGGGTGATTTGTCGCCGAGACACGCAGGGAAAGGCAAATTGTGTGACACAGCCGGCCGCGAGATCGAACAGGCCATCTGGGTAGGCTGCCGCCGCATCCACCAGGGCACCATCCCATCCCGGCGACCGAAACTCCACATCATCATTCACGACGAAAACGAGATCGGCGTGCGACAATCGCGCCGCTTCATTGACAAACACCGGGACCGTCGCATAGCCGTGCAACCGTGAGCCGAGAATATGTGACGCCCCGTGTCGATAGGTGTGCTGAAGCCACCCGGTCGCCTGACACGCCCGCACATAACTCAGGCTCTCATCGTCATCCCAATCACAGCGCAACACCACTTCCACGGTGTCGGGATGCGCCGCCGTCGTCACTAGTGTTTGCAACATCCGGTCTAAGACCGAAGTCCGCGTGCGGGTCGGCGCGATCACGGAGATCCGTGGCGTCACGATCATCAGGATTCAGGGCTGCGCACAATTGACCGCGCCCATTCCAGTTGATCCGGCGGTGGCAATGTGCCGTCCAAGACATATTTGGCGAAGCCCTGACGGACCAAGAGAGCAGCGACGCGGTCCTCTTTTTGCACGATCCACCCTTTCATCCAGAGACCTTGGATCCGCCAATCGATGAGTAATCGGATCGTTCTCATGTCAGCGCGCCAGCCGGCTCCGATGCTGATCTTCCCAGTACTTGCGGCCTCGCTTGGTCGCGAGGAACATCTGCATCGCCCGCTTCGCGACGGTCACATCCGTATCGGGATAGGCCGGGAACGTCACGATCGAGACCTCATCGAACAGCATGTCGGTGATCGTTCGAATCAGGTTCCCGTCTGAGTCCTCGTCCCACTCCTGGCCGTCCGGCATCACCCGGAACCGGAACGACATGCCGGACACGTCTCCACGGTCGATCGATTCGATGATGTCGCGGGCATAACTCGTGTTGGGTGGATCGATGTCCACCTTGAGACCCTGTCGGTCTTTCTTCAGCGCCAGCGTCCCCGGCTTGGTGCGCCCCATGACTTTCGACGTTTCGTGATCGACCAGTGCCCGCACATCGCGCGCTTCGCGCAGAGTGCGGTCGACCGCTTCCGGGGCGATGATCTCAAAGAACCCGCCGAGATTTTCTGATCGTTTGTTGAAGACGATGGCGTGCCCGCGGATACGCCGGTCATCAGAGACGGCGACGCCGGCCTCTCGCACGGTGCGTATCTCAAAGCCACCAGCCGCCGCGCGTTCAGAGAGTTCTGGCATGCTCGATCTCCTCATGGAGAATCCGGTCAGCCAATGCGGCCGCCCGGTCCTCTTCCCACCGCAGAAGCATCCGCTCGAGCGAGACGTGCAGATCGTCCGGATCGCCATTCGCCACGGCTCGCAGTTGCCGCGTCGAGTCCGCGATGTGCTCGCGCACGATTTGTCGCGTCACGGTCAACGGGTCGTCGGCTGACTGCGCCCACGCGAGATGGACACGCACCGCCGGCAAGAGCGCTTCCACGCATGTGTCCTCGTGGGTGACATAGAATACGTCGATCCAGTGCCGCAGCTTTTCTGGCGTGGCCTGCTGCCGTCGCGCTTTTTCTGTTTCGCGGCGCACCATCCGACCCATCGCATCGACGAGGAGTCCGCGATGCGCGGCGATCACCGCGGTCATCCGCTGCAGCTCGGCCTCGCGCATCTGCTGCGCGGCTGTTTCGGCGGCCGTGCGGGCGTCGGTTTCCGCCATCAGTCGTGCGTCGGCCGCCTGCAGATCGACGCGCACGGCGGCCAGATCAGCCTCACGATCAGCGACGGCGGCGTGCAGGGCCGAGAGCTGTTCGGTACGTTCCGCGAGTTCGTGCAGTTTCCGCTCGTACTCGACGGCCTTCTCGGCTGAGACGTTCTCGCGCGCCGCGAGTTCTGCGTCGAATCGTTCGCGTTCACGCACGGCCGCCATGAGCGTGACACGGGCCTCTGCCAATTCCGCCTCGCGCGTCGCCACCGCGGACAGCGCAGCATCACGGGCCTCTACTGCAGTGACACCCTGCGCCGCGAGTGTGGCCGCCTCCGCTTCAATGGCGCGCGTCCGATCTTCAGCGGCCGTCACCTGGGCCGCCCGTCCGTCAGACTCCGCCCGCGCATCGGTCAGGGCGAGCTGCAGGCGTGTCGCTTCCGTGCGCAACGCCTCGAGTTCTGCCGCACAGCGGGCGCGTTCTTCCTCCGTGCGCGCGTCCTGGGCTGCCAGCAGGCTCTTCTGAATAGCTTGGGTGTTCTCCGTAATCTCGGCCAACACGACTCGGAATTCGCCCTCGATGATTTCGTCTCGCTGTGGCGCCGGATCGACGGCGGGCTTCGGCTCTGGCGCTGGGGCTGGCTTCGGCGGTCCCTCCATCGCGAGCCTGGCAGGGGTCATATTGACAGGGACGAAATGCACGTCCCCTTCGGGCCCGATCGGATTCATGTTCTCCTTTTCGAGAATCATATTGATCGAATAGGCGCCGATATTGAACATTTTCGAGTTGAACTCAGCCCGCGCCTGCGAATCCCCGCGCAACAATCCTTCGACGTTATGCTCAAACTTCTGCAACTTCCGCTCGAGCGGAGAGATCAGTTTGCGATTGAGTTCCTGTTCCCAGCGTACCAACCACCGACGCAGGCCTGACTTGTAATATTCGATGTCCTGCTGCTCGATGTTGGAGAAGGTGGCGCGCTCGAGATCGCCCAACTTGTGCGGGGGAATCAGGAACCAGCGCGCGATCTCGGTGACTTGAAAGCGGCGTGTCTCGAGGAATTGCGCGTCGTTCGGCGGGATGCCGAGCCGTTCGTATTTCGCCTCGTCCCCCAACAGCAGGAACCGATGGGCCCGATCGACGCCGGTATGCATCGCATCGATCGACTCGCGGACGCCCTGCTTGAACTCCTTGTCCATGCGCTGCCGTTTGAACGACAGCACCCCGCCGAAGGAGGACCCGCTGCCGAAGAACGTCCCGCCGAACCGTTCCGTCGCCAATCCCAGTCCAATCGATTCGCGCGCCAGAGAGACCACGGAATAGCCTTCGATGCCGTTGAACCCCAGTCCAGGAATGTGGAGCATCTGCATCGGCTCTAGGAAGACGTCTGGTCTGCCGGGATTCACCACGCGGTACATCAAGTTGCGCCCGTCACGAAACGGTGTCACACGATCAGGCGTAATCGGCCAGAGCGCGATCGGCCGGGTCACTTGGTCGCGTTCGATCTCCGCATAGCCATTGCCCCAGAGATTCACGTGGCTCTGTAATGTCTCCCGAAAGACCATGGAGGTCATCTCTGGATTGGGCGCGTCGTGCATCAATTCGTAGAGTTTGGAGTCAACAAAGCGTTCTTTGCCGCCATCTTTCCGCAATTTGTAGAGGGGTAAGGGCAAGGAGGCGACATCACCCGAGATAATGGCGTCGGCCGCATAGACGGCCGAAAAATTCAGCGCCGTGTACTCATTGACCGGCAATCCCGTGCTCGTGGGTTGTACCCCAAAGAGCCGCGCGAGCTCCGACGACTTCGAGCTGAACGGCCCGGTCCAATGCGATCGCAGTTCCGTGAGCAGGCCCATATGCTTATCCTGGAGGCGTCGGTGGCGTCGGAGGAATCGCCAACCACACTAACAGCCCGCCCACGACGATCATGGACATCGCCACCGACCACAGCGCGAGACCGCCACCCAAGAGCGCGAGACCGACGGCAAAGACGATCTCGCGTGAATTCTCAGCCGCCCAAGCGGCCGGCCTGGGACGCGCGCGAGAAGACACATGCGTGACGATGGTTTCACTCATACCACGAACACCGCCTCGTCGGCCGGTACGTCGACATCCTTCGGCTGCCGCACGATCCGATCGGCGGCCATTTCCAGCGCCGAGAACCCGTCGATCTTGTCCCCGGCTTTTTCTTTCGCCAAGCGTCGCTCGCCTAACCGCCCGGTAATCAGCACGACATTCGATGCCATCCACGACAGAATCTTGTTGTCTCCGTGGCAGAGCGTGCCGTCAACGATCCGATCCAGTACCCAGCGCAACGCTTCATTGAGCAGAAACCCCTGCGAGGTATTCACCATCGTGATCCCTTGCGCGACCAGGTGTTGGGCCATCTGCTCAGCAAACCGCCGGTCATAGGCGACCTCGCGTACCCCATCGGCGTGACAATCGGCGGCGACGGTCTCCTGTACGGTGTCGTAATCCGTGGCTTCGTCGCCCACCACGGTCAGGAGGCCGGCGGCCTTCCATTCGCCGTAGGGACGATTGGGATACTTCTGCAGCGCACTCTCCGGCACCCAGAACCGCAGCTTGGCCGCAATACGACCATCGTCGAGTGTCCACAGTCGAGCCCATGCACAGAAGTCGTCGGACTGTCCGAGATCGAGTCCGCCGTAACACGGCACGCCGACCAGCTCCGCATCAGAGGGCCGAGGCTGGCAGGCGTCCCAATGGCGCATCTGGATCGCTCGGCTCTCCTGTTCCGTCCACTGATTAAGATACAGGCGTCTGAACGTGTTCTCATCAGCCGGGATGAGCTGCGCCCTGGCGCACTCGATCTGCATTTCCTCAAGACTTCTAAAGTCTCCCAAGGCCGGGTTCGCTTTCCGCCAGACCTTCTCGTCGGTCCAGTCCGCATCCATGGGCGCTTCAAACAGAATCGCGAGGAACGTTGGATCGATAGAGGGCTTCGCCTCCACTCGCTTGGCGTGTTCGTAGAGTTTCCAGAGGACAGATTGCCGGTCAAATCCCGCCGTAGATATAGCCAGCATGAGCGGCTGAGCCCGCGCGCTCTGCGAGGTCCGCAACACATCCCACAACCGACCGTCCGGCGCCGCGTGCAGTTCGTCGTAAATCACGACTGACGCATTGAAACCGTGCTTCGAGTACGCCTCCGCCGAAATTGCCCGGTAGAAACTGCCCGACTTCCGATGCACGATGCGCTTCTGAGAATCGATGATCTCTACCTGCGCGTAGAGTTCATGGTCGTTGCGGATCATCTGGGCCGCGACGTTGAACACGAGCGCAGCCTGGTCCTTGTCCGCCGCCGCCGAGTAGATTTCCCCGCCGATTTCACCGTCGAACAACAGGAAGTAGATCGCCAGTGCCGCAGCGAGCTCTGTCTTCCCGTTCTTCCTCGGTAACATCAAGAGACACGTCCGATACTGGCGATGGCCGTCCTTTCGTGTGGTGAACAGCTTGCGTAAGATCCGCACCTGCCACTGACGCAGGTTGAACGGCTGCGCCGCGAACGGCCCCTTTGTGTGGGTGAGCTGATTAATCAGCCGAATCGCGCGCGTATGGGCGGTCTCCTTCACAGCAACGCCCCCGCCCACTTACTATCCGGTTCATTAGTCTTCTTCGGCACCTGAATCCGGGCCCGGCTCACCGGCTCCAGCCCGAACAATGCCGAATACGGCCTGAGTTCGCGCGCCGTGTCGAGCTCCTGTCGAGGGTTGAATCCCTCAGTACCCTTGCGTGCCGTATTCGCGTCCCATGTCGCTTCTAGTTCGCACATGCGAGCAAACACCTTCGTATCGGCCACTGTGAGCGTTCCCATCGCCAAACAGACCGGCGCCAACGCGTCCCAGACGATCGAAGCGCCAGGCGACAACGTAGACGGCTTCATCACCTCTCCACACGGTGGGTGAGGCTCGTTTTTGTTGAGCTTTTTCTTGCTTGGATTGCCCCGCAATACTGTTAAGGCTGTTGGTTGCGGGCGCCGCCCGGAATTTTCGTAGCCCATTTAGTTCAAAGACCTAAATCTTTCCCCGAAAACTGGCGCGGGCC